AACCATTTTTCAAATGCTTTAATGGTTTTTTCTTCTTTTATTTTTTTCTTTTTATTTTCCTTTTTTAAATTAGCAAATTCACCAAAAAGAGAATCTAATTCCAAATCTCCAACTAGAGAATCAATCTCTTCTTTTTTCTTTTGTTTTTCTTCTGCTAATAATTTAAAGAAATCAGATAATTCAGAAGACATATTAACAATTCCAAGCTCTTAATGATTTGTTGATTCTTGAATCTGGATCATGTGCAGTTTTTGCGCTTGTTAATTTTGCTTTCATTCCCTTCATTCGGGCACAAAAAGAATCTCTACGTGAACCACCTTTTGGTTGGGGTGCCTTCAAATCGCTACCAGGATGCTCTCTTTCATAAGATTTACGTCCTTTTTCATTTAAACCACCTTTAGAATTTTTTCCTTCTTTTCTTTGCCAAGCAGCAGATGCCTCAGCCATAAATGATTCAAAAGATTTTTGTTCTTTTGGTACACAATTTGGAACTTCCTTACCACCCTTATTTTTTTTACCAATCATCTCATATCCTTTCCAGCAAGGATCTTCACCTTTCATTTTCTTTGCTTCTTTTACCAATGGTTCCGATTTAATTAAATCAACAATTTCAACAAAAGTATTTCCGTTAGCATCTTCAATTGTTATATCTTCCTTTTGATATTTTTTTTGATATCCCTTTGCTTTAGGAACTCCTTTTGAAGGAACGCAATTTGGAACTTTTTTTCCATTTTTCTTTTTCATTCCAACTTGAGTATATCCATCCCAACAGGGATCTCCCTCCACTAATTCATCAACTTTTGTTTTTGAGATAATACGAGAAAATAAAGAAGTCTCTTCTTTTTTAAATTTTGGTAAATCAGTTTTATTTTTTAATTTTGTTTCTGCTGCTTGCCTTTCTCCTGGATTATCAGTTTTAGCTGCAAGGTTTCTAATTTTTGCTTGCTTACTAGCTGCCCTATGTGCCTTTGGATTTATTTCAAAACTTTCAGGAAAATTTCCTGGGTGTGGCATATTTGGATCATATTTTTTAATTGAGTATCTATCCCAAAAATTTCCACCCCATGAGCACTGGTTACGTGTTTCCATTTTTCCACAAAGCTTACAATATCTAGATTCTTCCTTTGCTTCTTTCATGTCTTTGATCCAAGTATCTGGAGTTTTATGGTATTTATTTACAAAATCATTGTGGAGTTTTTTTGCACTCACACCTTTGTTTTTCATAATACGTCTCATAAGTTTATCGATAGAATTATAAGAAGTATTATCTAATTTTTTTAAACCAGCTTCTAAATCTTGAACTGCCCCTTCTTTAACATCTTTAAATTTTTTATGCTCTTTTTTAGCAGATGCTTCCATTTTTTTCAAACGAGTATAATAATCTGGAATTTCATCTAAATGTTGGAGGGCAATATCAGTTGCTAAAATTTTATCTCCCGTATGCTCATGTTCAATAGGAATACCCATCTCAAGTTGATTCCTTACAAAGGAAACTTCAAGGCGATGCTTCTTTGCAATTTGCTCAACTGATTTATGTGGCTTTAGTTTATCCAAGATGCTATGAGATTACTCTTTATTATTTAGAAATCCTTGTTTAAGAAGTTTTTGCAACTCAGTGGTTGATCCAACAAATACAGCATTATTTGTAACATTATTTGTGGTTTTTGATGCAGTTTCTTCAACATCCTTAAGTTTCTTTTGCAAATCAATCAGCTTATCCGTTACGTCACCTACACTTTTAATTAATTGTCCAGCAACCTCATACGCTCTAGGACTATCACTATCACTAGCCAACTCCATAATTCCATTGATGGCTTCCTGCCCTTTTTCAATCAATGAATAAAGATTGGCTCTTGTATATTCATAATCTTTATGAATATCATTTTCAGTAGATTTAATTATTTTAACTTCCGATTGTTTTGCATCAACGTCTACAATACTACTTTCTGTATTCAATGCCTTATCAAGTTCTTCAAATTTATTTGTCATGTTAAATTACTAAATGTCAGATTGTGTTGTTGGACTATAAGTTTTAGAGTCTGAAAAAATATCTAATGTTTCTGTATAGCTATAATCATCACCCGGATTTGCGGTGATTGGATCTGGGGTAACTGTATACCTCATTTCCCTTTTATTTACAGTTGTATCAGTATCTGAATAAAAATCAACCTGAACCTTACGAATAAGTCCATCAGTTGTAGAAGATATTGGACCGAAGAGATATGTTTTTGCAGTAAATTGTAAAGTATAAATTAATGCTCTTCTGGTTGAGAAATCTCCCTCATAATCATCTTGAAAAGAAACACTATTTAAAGTAAATGGAATATCTCTTTTTTCGCCAATTTCTGAAATTAAATCTAAGGTAACTGTAAATGTGGGTTGAAAAAATGGCAGAATTTGCTCCAAAATTTGTAAAGCATCATCTTCCAATTTTGTAAGAATATTTAACTCAAATCCAATATTGTATGGGACAGGCATATAAATTTGCTTTAAATTTCCCCCACCAAGAGCTTTAAATGACTGCGTAACAGTTGCCTTTCTGCTTCCATCATACTCAATTGAATTCATTTCAAAGGACATTCTTGGCAAATTAATCTGAACTGGTGCATTCAGATTTGGTTGCTGATCAATACGAGCTAGAAATTTTTGAGGTGGTCCATATGCCAATGGAACTTCCATTTGGCTAATAATATTACCACTTTTATCATCATGCATGATATAGGTATCTTTAAAAAGTGCCCCAAATGCAATTATAGTTTTTTTAAAAATTTTATGATAAAAGTAAGTTCCTAACATTAATAAGTACCAAATGGATTAGATTCTGAAAAATCAAGTAATATATCTGCCTGATCTTTAATATTTTTATTTTCTTGGTATTTATTATCGTGCGTATCGTAACTTTCAAAATGTTGTACCGCATAAGTAGCTGAAGATGCAGTACCAACAACAAGTTCTCCTGGATAAAACTCACCATCATTAATTGAAATTTCTAAAATATTTGTTGCCTTATCCCAAGATTTAACTCTAGCAGTTGTACTTGAAATGGATCCAACAATTACTTCATTGAAGATATAAGTTCCAATTCCAGAAAGCACAGGTGGAGAACCTATTGTAATAGTTGGAGCCCCTGTGTAACCAGATCCAGCATTAATAATTGAAATTCCAGTAACAAATCCATCAGTTACGGTAGCAATTCCAGTGGCGGTTACTCCTCCACCAACTGTTGGAGAACTGAACGTAACAGTTGGTGCAACTACATAACCACTTCCACTATTTCCAATTGAAATAGCTCCAATTCCATAAAGGGACTTTTGAATATTTGCAATAGCAGTAGCACCAATTCCAGTGCTACTTGCAATTGATACTAATGGTGCAACAGTATATCCATATCCTGGATTTGTTAGTATTATATTGCTAACTGATTTTGATCCTGATAGGTTTCTAGTAAATGCAATAGCAGTTGCATTTACTCCACCAGAAGGTGCTGTTGCAATTGAAACTGTTGGTGGAGTTAGATAATTATATCCATCATTAGTTAATGATATACTTTGAACAAACCCAGTTGTTAGTCCTGCTGTTGCAGTAGCTAAAACACCAGAAGAAATTAATTGTAAAGATGTAATATAACCTTGATCTTCAATAGTTCTATCAACTTCATCAATTGAAGTATCAATAACTTCATCTTCATATTCAAAGAGTTCGCAGTTTAGTTCATAGACATATAATTTTCCAAGTTGATAAAATGGTTTCTCATGTTCAACAAATTTAACTTCAAATAATCTTTGTCCGAGTGGGAAATAAATTAAATCACCTTCTCTTGGTCTTGAAGCTAATACTATTTCCTCACTATCCATTGAAGCTAAAAATGGAGCAATAAAATCTTCAAACCTATCTTTTGAAATAACAATATTCAAATCATCACGAAGACTCATTCCAAATTTTGTTAAAATATCTCCAGATCCAGCATACCCTTCATAAGTATTAACATATGCCTCTATAGCAAAATTATCATCAAATTTGGAAGAAGTAACTTCTTTAATGATAAGGTGTTCATTTACAAACTTTCTTGGTATGTAAATTACCTCCACACCAAAAATTTTCAAATGTTCATTGATTAAATCTTGAACAAGTCTTTGTTCGGCTGGTGATCCTTGAAGAAAGTAGGGATTAAGTGCCATTATCCAATAGAGTCGTAAGGAGGCATTTCGTAGTCCATAGACATTCTGCTCATAATATCATCGATTTCTCTTTGAGCATCTTCATAGAGTTCTCTACCATTCAATTCAATACCACCAGGAAGTTTTACTCCTTTAAATTTAATCAAATTCTGTCCCCACTGCCTCTTAATTAAAGCAGTCAAGTATCTTTTAACAAAACGATCATTATAAACTTTAGTAAAATCATTTGGATCCAAAATCCTATAACAGTCGATAACAAAAAATGTTCCGAGAGGAGCATATCCCCAATCAATATCCAAATACAATCTATTTTGTCGTATATTAAATCTAATTTGTTTATCCGTTTCTAATAGGAAATTGATATCTTCCAAATATGATTTAACCATTGAATATTGTAAAAGTTCAACAGAATTGAAATAATACAAATCATTCAAAAATAACTGATATTTAATACTAAACATTCCTCCAGAAATTGTACTAGTATCAAATTTATAAATTTTTTCAATTCCAATTACACTATCTGGAACTTGAATAAAATTGGAATTTTCGTAGAAATTAAAAGTTGTTGTAATTCCTGCAATATTTGCTGTTCCTGTTGTAGTGACTATTCCTACTCCAGTTTTTGAAACTGATCCACCAGTTTGATTGAGTCCACGACCTCTGTTAATATCATCCTGACTAACTTGGTATTTTAGATACATCCTCTCAACGCCGTCGTAGTGCCTCTCCTGGAACATCTGGAGGGCGTCATCTACTAGATCGTCTATTTGATCGTCATCTACGTTAATCTCCAATACAGGGTATCCTAGACGCCTTAGACAGTAATCTATGAGTCCTTGACGACTTGATGGTTTAGACATTAGTTAGTAGCCCCTTCTCTTACAAGTGCCATACCTTCAACTACTCTAGTTTTAACAGAATTTGCACTAACAATTACAATATCGTAAATATATCTTCCAGGCTTAATTTGGGAAATTGCCGTCGCTGACATTCCAATTGCAATCGTTCCTTCAGAAGAACTGGCGATTGAAACATTAAATCCATATGATGTAGAACTACTAGAATATTTTCTCATTCGAGAACTTACTCCATATCCAGTAAGATTTAACGCAGAATTATCAGAAGAATTTGCTAAGTTAAATGTCTGGGAAAAATCTGCACCAGTATTTATTACTATATTGCTGACGTATACTGCAGCCATTTACTTTTTAGTATACCTAAACAATATTTATAACTAAACAATAATGTGCATTTTTCCTATAACTTCTTGTTGTTTGAAATAAAGTTTTATGTATGATTTGCTAATATTTTTCAATTGCTCTACATCTTCACAACTATCAATTTCTCTAGCAATTTTTTCATATTCAAATAATTTAGAGATGTTTTCTAAATCAATTTTATTTGGATCCATTTTTTTCTAATAATTGATAGAGTAAAGTTTTTATTTCATCAAGTTCATTTTTCATGTCTTCAATTTCTTTCTTTTCTTTTTCTTTACTGCTTAGCGATTTTAAATAATTGTTATAAGCAGTTTTATCTGTATTAATTATAGCATTAGTTTTACTATCACGATATAAATTTGGATGACCTTCTACTGGTATTCTCATAGGATTGCTATTGTTCTTATCGAATCTATTTTTGGAGCAAGTGCTTGATTAGATCCAGACATAACAATTTTAATTCTATATCCGTTAAATAACGGCAAATTATCAGCAGTAAAAGTATATTCTAAGTATTCATCTCTATTACTTCCACGAACATAAGCATCTGGCAATCCATCATTATTTGCTGGATTAATAACAGTATCTCCAATGCTATCTCCAGTTGTATCCTTTAGATTATTATATCCTGGGAATAATTCAAAAGATTGATTAGATTCAGATGAATTTTGCTTAGTTAAGCTATACAATACTCTGAAGTCCGCAGAAGTATCTCTATAAGCACTGATTATAACTTTTAAACCTTTTGCTGATTGATCTAAAGTAATTGGAACAGAAACATATATTGCAGAGTTTGGATCATAATTAAATGAGTTTACTCTATTATCCTTAGCATAATTTTGAATTGGATCATTTAGACGATTGCTACCAAATTCCGAATATGCACTATCAAGGAATATCATTGGTGATATATTAGTATCCGTAGTTGATAACGTAATTCCAGTTGTTAATGATTTATTTCTTGGTAATGCACCCAAATAATTGGTTTCATTAACTTTAGAACATACAATTCTAGGTGTTACAAATTTATTTGGAACATTTAATTGAATTGGTTCAAAATTTTGATCTACAAATGAACTTTCATTTCCACCCATGCTTGTTCCACTAATGGATCTGATTTTTCCACTTACAAAAGTAGAAGAACCTGGTGTAATTACATTGTAGTATGGAGTAATTGTATCAAATTGAATATTTTGTGTTGCATTAACACCACTTCCGCCAAGATATGCACTACTATTAAATGCTAATTGTGGCAACCCGTTACCACTAACATTATCAGAACTTCTATCTGTACCATTTGTACTGATTCCAACTTGTAAATAATACCCATCACTATTTGAATAAAGGCTATTAATATTAAAAGTATTATTAACTCTTCTTAAAGATATTCCATTTAATTCATACTTATAAACCTGAGTTTGATTTGTATGTGGTTGAGCCAACGTTGAATCTATTCCACGAATAATCCCATTCAATGTTCCACTTGCTAATGAAGTATACCCAATAATTTCATTATCTATTTTGACGTATCCAGGATTTGTAGAGGAAACGATACCACCTTCAAATAAATTGAAATTCGATGTATCTCCAATTGAGATTGAAGAATCATTTACTGCAAGATTTGTTGTAAGTATTGTCGGAGATATATTTGATTGGACATTACTTAAAGTAACAAAATTACTCAACGAATACATTCCATGATTAAAATGATTTACTGAAATGAAGTTACCAGCATAATATCCACTAGGTGGCGTTGATGATACTACATAAGTATTTCCTAAAGAAACTCTAGTTCCACTATTATCATAATAAACTAAGTTTGTAGCTGCTGTAGTAAATGAATTTGCTTGAACATTTGAAAGATATAGTGTATCTAAACCAGCAACTGAACCAATTGTAATTACTGCCCCAGCTCCAGTTCCACCAGCAGACGAAGTTACGATTCCTACAATATCACCAGAAACATAGCCACTTCCAGCATTTACAGTTGTTATTCCAGTAATAACACCACCTGTCTGGCTAATTGTGACTGTAAGTCCAGTTCCATTGCCAGTAATTGAATATGTTGGGATATTTGTTTGGTTAGTATAATTAATTCCACCAGTAGTAATTCCAACTGAAGATACTGGACCACCACTTCCAACAATATATCCATAGTTATAAGTTTTTGTTGACTCGCCAACTTTTCTTCCTGTAGTGAGAATTCCAATCATCGTTGAATTTGATGTAGTTGTAATACCTACAGTTAAAGTTCTTGGATAAGTTGTGATTGGGTTTTCGTTCAATGTAGCTACATAACCATTACTTTGATCTAAAGTTGGATTGTAGAAGAATGCAGTTCCCGAAGTTGATGCAAACTGTGCTTTATACAATTTAAACATCATATCTTGATACTGATTTTCAGTCCAAGTAGATCCATTTTGAGATTTGAATATACTACCTAAAGAATATTGTTGTCCATAAATTACGGCTTCAGAATTAGGTAAATTTTTACTATTTACAGTTTTCTTGCCCATTTCGGCAATCCAAACTTGATATTGATCACTACTTGGAGACAATAATACCAAGGCATATTCATTTCCTGGAGCAAGATAAATTGGATAATCAAATTTGAAGTTAGTAGCAACTGTTCCATCGGATGAAACATTTACCTCACTTGGAGTTAAAGTTTTTGGATTTCCTAAAATGGTAGTGGTAGGTTTCCCCAATTCAACTGTTCTAATTTGTGCTGTTACAGGAGCATTCCCAGCATCTTTGCTTGCAAAGAATACATCTGCGGAAGTTATGAATGCTCCATTGACATCGGGACTAACATCATTAGCAGTACTTGCAGAATTAGTACCTCCAACATTAAATGTTTGTGCTAAAGGATCTACATAGTATTCTGTGCGTGTAATTGTAGTTGTTGTTTGAGCAACATTAACAACACCTTGCGAATCATAATTAGTTTGTGCTGAAGATGTTAATAAACTTCCAGGTAGTGCAGGAGAATTTGTTGAACTTGAAGTAATAACATAAGTTTTATTTCCAGTCGGAATTCTTACTGGTGGTGGTGGATTAGAAAGAGGATCTCTTAAGAAGAAAGTTCCAAGTAAATCTCCATAATTGTCGGAGATTAATCTCAAATCTTTAACATATGCGATAGCACCACTGCTTTGACCGACAAGAAGCATACCCTTAACAAGATATCCAGAATATAGTCCTTGAGCTTCTTCTGAGAGGGCATGGGTATCAATATTTAAAATTTTACTCGATCCACTATATGAAGAAGGGATACTTTCTGTAGGTACATAAGGATTTGAATTATATACTGTTGTTGGTGAATTGAAAGTACCATACTTATGATTTGATGTGGCAACTCTAAATTTAATTAAATTTTGATTATTGTATGTTCCAATTACAGTTTCGCCAACTTGGAATGCTGCAGATGCACCATAAGTTTGTAATGTTGAATCTGTTGCAATTTCTATTAATTTGGGGGTAAAATCAACTCCAGCCGCACTATCTAAGAATTGGTAGAATTGTGTAGTTGGCTTAAGATTTCTTGCAGAGAATTCAGTATTACGAGATCTCATATAAAGATCTGCTCCACTTGATACTAAAACATTATTAGATGAAATAGTTGTATCCCAAAATAAAGTTTGTCTACGTCCTGTTGCTCTCACCCAAATGTGATCTTCTCTTTCGATTACAATATCAGCAAGTTGGATAGTTCTTACCCAATTATCACTTGATGGTGATAATGTGATATTTCCAGTATATTGAACAACATTAAACGGATTTACATTCTCAACTTGCGTTGCTAATGGCTGATTAATCCACGAAACTTCATTATAATTCAACAATACAGTATTTTTTCTTTTTACTACATTTGAATCTAAAAGTGTATAATCAATAGATAAGTCAATTGAAGAATCTGGTAAACTAGTTGCAGGAGCTAATTGACTCTTAATAGAGCTTCTACTAATTATTGGTACAAGTTTTTGATTGGCAGAATCTACTTGAATTGATGAATATTGAGAATCGATAAATGATGAATCTCTAAAATCATCAACAAAAATTCCACTCTTAAATCTATTTAAACCTTGAGCATCAACAATTTGTAGATTATTTGTACTTGCCTCAAGTAATGAAAGTGAAGTTGATTTTTCTAAATTACTCACTCTATCATCGATTACTCCAATATCTCTCATTGTATATCTTCTATTATCATCCAAAGATATTTGAGCTAATTTTGGATCAAAAAGATATGGAGGTAAAGTAATGGTTGCTACTTCCATTACCTCATCAATAGTTACTGGTGGAGTTGGATTATCTGAAGAAGTTCCTTGCGATAAAATAAAGTTTCCTTTTTTATCTAAGAAAAGTTTATCAATTCTTCCCAAATAATAACTATATCCTATCAATGAACCTTCTTCTGGAGTTATAATTAATTTTGGATTTGTTCCAAAAGATCTTGAAGAAAAATCAAATGGAGATGCTGTAGTAATTCCAGTAAATGGAGTCACATAGGGTCTAAAATCTAAAGTATCAGACGCCCTTACATTATTTGCTCCAATATCTGGAATATCATAGAGATATCTTGAGTTATCATAACTTAAAACTGTAAATAAATCTCCATTATCATTACTAGGTACTGAATAATAATCAAATACAACTAATAATTGATTTGAAGATTGTGTAACTGAACTATTTCTTACTATTTTGGAATAATCATAATATTCATCCTTCTGTCCTTTGTCTAAGGTAAAATTATTTGTTACGTTTTTATATAAGCCTAAAGTGATTGTTTGTATACTTCCTGTGATGTTGGACTCTTGGAAAGTCACATTTTCATATGAAGAGAATCTGTTAGAATTCAAGTATACTATTCCAACAGTATCTGAAGAAGGTTTTGTTACAATTCTGGCAACAGCACCACTCACATTACCGATAATATTTTCTCCAATAATTGCACCATTAGTTACTCCTAAGATTGGACTAAATGAAAGAGTATCTAAAGTAGGAGCATTTGCATTGACAGATTCATAGATTGCTATAACGTTTGCTACATCTGGATAGTTTAAACAAATTTCATCATCTTCAACTCTTAATCCGTAGAATTGATTGTAAGTCAATCCATTATTTACAGAAGTGTTTACTCCAGTTCCAGATTGTGGATATTTTGAGTATATAACATTTAAAGTTTTACTTCTATTATAATTCTTTACTTTACTTTGTATGCTATTTTTCAATAACGTTGAATTAATCGAAACAATAGTTTTACTAGTGGTAAGTCCACTAATAGTTACAATATTATTATTTAAAGAAAACTTGTCAGATGTTATAGTATCAAGAGTTCCATCAGAATAGAAAATTGAATATCTTTGATTATTGAACGGTAGAAAGAAAACACTTGTTATTCCAGTAACATTTGATGAGTTAAATGTTACACTTCCTCCAACACCAGTGCTTGTGGAACCTCCAAGAGTTATTTGTCTGCTAACCGTTAAATTAGATCCAGTTAGATTTACTGAAGATATTGGAGAATTTGGTAAAGTAGAATATAAAGTTCCATCATTCCTATTTCTGGTTAATGGAATACCTAATGAAAAAGTAGTATTACTAATAATACCTACGGCACCATCACAAACTCCAGATGTAGTAGTAACTCCAACAACAGTCATGGATAATCCTGTTGATGATACTGAAGTGACTCTATTATAAGTTTCTGTACTAAATCCTGCTCTTTGATATCTAATTATACTATCAGTTACTATTCCACTAAAAACTTTTCCTGAAGCAGTTACATTTCCAGTGGAATCAATACTAATTGTATCTGTAGAGTTAAATCCACTTGCAGTAATTTTTTCTAAACTAGTATCCGCACTAAAGGCTGTTGAAAATCCGGATATGGCTGTAGATTGATAAGTAGATTTAATATCTTTTGTATCAAAACTTCTAATTGATGCTACAGTTCTTGTTGGAATTGTAGATACTCCATTTATAAGTAAAGGCTCACCTACTTGGAAGGCTCCTGATACCTGTCTCAATAGAATTAGTGTTGTGCCACTTCCAGCATTTGCTGCATAGCCACTTGCTCCACTATTTTGCCCCTTTACAAATGAAGTTGCAGGTAAATCAAGGCTAGATATAGATTGATTTAATGTTAATTGAGTATATGTTTGAACATCATAAAGATATAATCCCCATCTAGTTGCAGTTCCAATCCCAGAAGAATATGATGAATCATTAAGATTCATCATGTAAACTCTAGCATCACCAATTTGAGTTCCTGTTGGTATTGATGATCCTTTTCTTTGATTATAAAGAGCTATTTTTTCTTTGAAGAGAGGAGTTCCTGAAACATTATTGACTATAAAAGTGTGTCCAAAATAAAATGGTATTTCTGCAGCACTAATAGTTTTAACATCTCTTGGTTTTGGAGAATCTAGAATTGTCAATCCATTTTGGGTTATATCATAACCTCTTACATAAGACAAGCCTGGTGAAATTTTTACACACATCAAATCATCTGATGGTGTATTAGATTGATCAGTTTTTTGATTGGAGAAATAAATCCCATCATTTCCCAATCTATCATTTAAAGAATTTTGGGTATCTACTTTATATTCAGTAACCGAAAAATCTCCAGCTTCATCATAAGTTCTTTTTGCCAAATAATCTCTTATATTTGAATTTGGTGTGGTATTTTGTATTTTTAAAATTTTTCCGTTTACAACTCTCAGAAGCTCAACAAAATTAGTATCGTCAAGATCGGTTAGTAATTTTTTAGTTAGGGATAAAGATATTTTAAACCTATCTGCTCCAGGTGCCGCATAATTTGTAAATCCTTTTGCATTATCATATAAGTTTTTATCATCATATGCCGTAATTACTTCTTCACTAATATATAAACCAACTCTATATGATGGAACATTGTCATAATAGTCAAGTATTATAGTTTCAGCGGATACATTTACAAAATATCCTCTAATAAAATAAACTCCATCTGCAATAGATACTGCTGATCCAATAGAAGTTGCATTTAGGGAAATTAATCCTACAAGAGGAGTTCCTGAATTTATGGTGCTGGAACCATAGGTAATATTATTATTTGCCGCAACTAAAAGCTCTCCATCAATAAAAGAGCTGATTACAAAATTATTTCCAGAATCAATATATTTTACATATAAGGTAATATTATTTACTTCAACATTGTTTGGTAGTTGTACATACTGCACAATAGCTGTTACGCCAGAAGATTGTCCAGTTAATTTTACACCAATAAGTTGATTTGCATAATCTGAAACATTAACACCATAAAGTGTTGGATTTACTTGAACTGCATAAAAATATCCATCATATGCAACATTTCCTGGAACTACAACAGAACCATTTTTAAAAGTATTACTTCCAAATTTTTCAATTTGATCTTGTAAAATTGATTGTAAAGTTGTTAACTCTCTAGATTGGACTGGGCGTCCTGGATTAAATAATACTTTATAAAAGTTATTCGACGAATTAAAATCATCATAATATGGACTAATATTCAGGTCTGTCTTTTGTGCCATTTTTTAAAATTCCAGGATAATTTTAACGTCTTCTTTTTGTCTAGAATTCCTTGAGATTACAGGTCTATTATCAATATAGATAATATCTCCAGATGATTTATTTATATCTGGATTAGCAAGTCCACTGGTAAAATTGGCATTTAAATTAATTAAATTATTTCCAGTTGGGTTTGTAGTAATACCAGAAAAACTAGTATCTATTGAACCCGAAAATCCACCATTTGAAGTTACTGGATTTGATGTTGATTGGAAACTTAAAACTTTACCTCCGCTAGAAATTCCAACATAATCAGTTTGATCTATAGATGTGGAGTTATAATATGAAGTTCTGTCTCTAAAATATTTTAGAACATTTGTCTGAGAATCAAATGATGCTACATAACCTTTTGCAGTCCCACCAGAAACTGTTTGTGATATGATATCACCAACATTAGCCGTTCCTGAATAGGATGAAAATTTAATTGAGTATAATGAAGAAAATGAATTGCTTGTGAAATTTGAAGTTGATCCAAATGAAGTTGGATTTTTTACAATTCCAACTTGTGCATAACTGGTATCTATTGGATAATCTTTTGTTGAATCATCAAACCTTGCGTAAACCAATACTTTATCTGTTCCAAGTTCTTGGTATAAATTATATCCATGACCTAAAGAAGGTGGGATAATAGGAATTAATTTAGCTGGGATAGTAGCTCCAGTATTAATTACTCCCAAATCAACTAATCCATATGTATATCCCGAACCACCAGCCGTTACCGTAACATTTGTAATAGATCCACTAACCACATCAACTAAAACTTTACCTCCAGATCCATCACCCAAAATATTTAAAGATTGTCCTAACCCACCGCCATATCCACTTCCACCATTTGCAATATAAACTTTTTTAATTTGATTATTATTTAAACTCGAATCTCCATTCTGCCTAACAGCAGTAATTTGGGCATCTGTAGAGGAACTCCAATTATCAGGAACTGTGACGTATTGAATTGAATCAAATTTTACAATATCATTTGGAGAAACGGTAAACAAATATTTCCAAAGATAACCATCTCCACTTGTTCCTGCTGATGATGGTTCTAAATCGGTAAAAGTTGGTTCATCCTGAGAAGTATTTCCAGTAGTGTTTATTCCACTGGAACCATTATCAATACAAATATAAACATTATAATTTGAACTTATAACATAATAATTTGCATCATATAAACGATATGAATTTGTTATTGGTGATGGATTAAGTATGCTGTAATCATGGCGATACATCTCATATTTTGTACCAGATGACCAAGTAACTTTTCTAATTAATCTTCTAATATTTGAAGAATTAACTACCTGTCCAAACATCATCGTATCATGATACGAATTCATGTAATCAGTATCATCAATTGGATTTGGTATATTACTATTCCAATTAGAGCTTCTACCAAATCCAACTGATGTGGGATTTGGTAGAGATGTGAAAACATAATAAGAATTTGATGAATTTTCTACAGAAGTTACAAAATTATCGGCATTTGATAATCTAAATTGATCTGTTACAATAGCTGCCATATTACTAGCGTTTTTTTCTATATTTATATTAACTATAAAGGTTACTGTATTTTATCCCACCACTATTTCTTATTCCATAATTTCTCCTTTGAATTGATGCAAATGTTGTTAGTCCAACATCAACTTTTAATGCAGTAACCGCAATTGAAATTGGAGATGATGATCTGCTAAAACCTGACAACCTTCCCCAAGAATATCGCCCAACATAAGATCCAGTAGTTGCTATTCCAACAACTGAAGTGTTGGAGTTTATATTACATGTAATGGATGCAGTTAAATTGTTTAGTGGATCATAAGTAAAGGCATGTACATAATAAATGTTATCCAAATGAGACGTTCCAATTCCAACAATAGCACTATTACTACTATCAATAGATGTTACACCTTTTCCTACGCTTGTATCGCAAATGAATATTGGATATCCAGTTGTTAATCCTGAGGGGAATGGATTTGATACCGATGTGTTCAAATAGAATTTAAGTGCCAAAGGATTTCCTGATGTTCCTGAAGTAGTTGTTATTCCAGTTATAATTCCGGCAAATCCTTCAACCAATGTAACTCCAGAAATATATTCTGAAGATGTAGAAGGTAATGGTACAATTACTTGAGGGGGTTTTGAAGATGAATATCCAAATCCTGGATTGGTGATTGTAATTGGTGCTGTTAATGTACCATTAGTAACTGTTACTGTAGCTGTTGCTGTAGTTCCCAAACCTACTCCAACAGTAGGTGGTTTTGCAATTTTAACAGTAATTGCAGCTCCAACATATCCAGATCCTGCACTTCCGATAGTTAATAATCTTACTGTGCCTGCAGCACTAACTGTAGCTGTAATAGCCGCAGCCACAGGATTTGGAGCCCCACTAACAATTAATCCATCAAAAGATTGAATTGTTGTTCCACTTAAGTTTTGTTCATATTTAAAGAAATTTGCATCATCTACAAATAATTGAGTATCTGTTGATGAGAAATTTTTAATAATTTTTGCTGTTGGATAGATCAAAGATTCGATTGAATCCCTTGATTTATAAACAATTTGTCCATTTATTTGAGTATCAATTTTTTGTTTTGTCCAACTAAGAGGTTTTGAATTGTTAATATCAATTCCAACATCCGAATATATGTTAGTTTGAATTTTATCCGAAGAAGGTGTATCAAATACTACTCTAGATTTTTGAGTAGTTGTAATAGCTAGATTTGAATTATTACTAAAAACTTGAACATTATCTCCAACTTTAATTGTTTGGTATATTGTTACTAAGTCACTATCAACACCTCTGGTTCCTCTATAGAAAAATATTGAAACTTTATCAGAAGGTAGTGGTGGTTCGGTTAAAGTAAATGAAGATCCTCCATCAAATTGATAAGCTACTCCAGGATCTTGAATAACGCCATTTATAAAAATTAGTAAAATTGCATTTAAATCTATATTTAAAGAATTTGAATTTGCTGTATTAAGTTGATAACTTAACAATTGTGAATTATAATAAAGAGGGAATCTAGTTCTCACACCATCTTGCAGATATGCAATAGAATCAATATAATCCAAATCTCCAAATTGCCAAGCTGCAAATGAATCAGAAAATGTATCAAGAACCGTTAACTGATACTGTGATAGTGGAGCAGGAATACCAGCCGCAGTAACTAAACCAACTGGAGTAAATACATCACCTTTTTGGAAAGCATATCCAGGTCTTGCAATTTGGAATGAATTAATTTTAAATAATGTTGATCCAATTCCTGTTGTAGAATTTGGAGCCACATTTACATTTAGTAATAATGAACTTCCAGTAGCTGTAGTACTAACACCTGATCTTGAAATTCCTTTTACTGTCAAGTTTGAATAGCTTGGAGAAGGTATTTGTAAAACTGGATTTACATAACCAGTACCAGCAGCACCAATACTAAAAATTAAAGTTCCTCCAGCACCAACAACAGCATTAATAGTTGCATTATTATTCCCAACTTTATTTGGATCGGTTATACCAATAGAAATATTTCCATAATATCCAGAGCCATACGAGCCGCTAGTGCCGATTCCAATGGATGTTATAGCTCCACTTCCATTTAAAGTTACCGTAGCTGCAGCACCTACTAGAGGGGCATATCCAACCCCACCAGTAGATCCTAAAGAAATAATTACTCCACCTCTAGGCAATTGATTCTGGTTTACATCATAGTTAGAAATTATTATAGAACCATTACTTGAAGTTATTCCAGAAAATACAGCACTTGTAATACCAAGACTATTATTTTGAACAATTGAAAAATTATTTAAACTATTATTTGGTGTAGTTGGAGTTTGGAATATTTGATTAATGAATAAAACTCCATTTCCAGTAGATCCCAATCCAACAGTATTGATACCTTGAACAGTTAAAGTATAGGTTTGACCTATTCCTGTAAATTTATCAGAAATTTCATCATATAATTGATTATTTGTATAATCTTGCTTTAAAAATACTCTTCCATTAAAAGAAGATTTTGCTTGAGCTAAATTGCCAGAAGTATAGCTGCTGACTAAATTTCCAATAGGCGAATCGGTAAAATGAATTTGCCCTCCACTTATATTATATGATCCTCTATAAATTCTAGCCGTTCTAGAATCCAAATGAGAAGTTGAAATAGAACCAACAGATCCTCGTGAAACATTAACTAATGAAACTGTTCCACTATTCGTAATTGGTCCAGAACTAGTGGTACCAAGTCCAACATTTAAAACTTTCATGTATTCATTATCAATATAAAGCAAATCGCTTGGTTTAATTGACGATATTCCACTTAACGAGAATGTTGTAGAAGATGCACTTACCGAACCTCCATTATTATACAAGGTATAGTTTATAGGTGTATATGCTATTGGATATTGAACAACATTATCAATAGCAATTATTGTTCTTTCTAATCTTTTATTCATCTCCAAGGTGTGAGCATTTCCTAAACCATAAGATGTAAATGTTACATATATTCCTGCCAATGAATAATCTTTTCTTGTAGATAATCTAAATGTATTATTTGTCAATTTAATTGGATAAACTACCGATGGTAAAATAGTAGTTACAATTCCAGCAGAATTTAATGTTGCTCCAATACCAACACCAGTAGATCCAATTCCAATGAATGAAGAACCTGGCTCATAATTCAATGCCTCTCCAGTACTAAAGAAGTGATTTGCTATTGTAAATACTCCAGTTGATGGATTCAGCACTGAACTGTCTGTAGGATTAAATGTCTTTTGGAATATTGGGGTACCATTATACTTTAGATCAAAATCTACACGATTAATTCTTGCTCCATTATTTCCAGAATATGTGGCAACATTAACAGTCTCCACCATTGAGCCATATTGAAGAGAAGGTGGAATATTTACCTCATCAATATCGGTATATAAACATTCACTATATGCAAGAACTTTGATATTTCCTGTTATTGAGGCACTTGGATAAAATACTAAACTAAAATTGGATCCAGAACTATCGTAAACTCCACCAAAAGTACCAATTCCACTTGTACTTCCAATTGAAATGAATGGATATTGTAATGTTTGGATATCTGTATTATCTTGAATTAGCATCACTTGATGCAATGCACTGGTAGCCCCAATGCTAACCTCAACCAATGACTTTATGGCTGAAGTATCTAAACGACTTACCGTGACTATACTAGATGCTGTTGATACAGTTGAATAATCGGCTTGATATTTTGCACTTCTCTCATATCCTGGAGTTTGTCCATTAAGTATAAATCTGTAGGTTCCTATTCCAGCTGAAGTTGAACCCAAAGAAACATTTTTAGATTTTGCGGTAACTGAATTAATTCCAGTATTTGTATAATTTAAGGATAATACTCCAGATGAAATAGATGCCCCAAATGTTCCAATATGATTATAAGAAGCTGGTGTAGATGAAGTAGACGAATCAGTATAATTTTCTGCTAAGTAAGTATTAGTTCCATCAGTAGTCAAATATATTTCAACATAATTCATTGAATTTGTTACATTATCAATGAGTTGAATATTTGAATATACTGCAGATGTACTAGCAGCAGATACTGAAATTAATGCAGTTGTTACACCAGAATTTACTATATTATTTTTTGATATCAAATTAACAAATCCAACTGAGGTACTTCCTATTCCAGAGAATGTATCAGAAAAATTATTTTTCAAAATTTTAATATTATAATCATAATTATTAGGATCTAAAGGATTAAAATACAAATATGAATTATTTGAAGAATCTGTATAAATTTCAATATCTCCAATTTTTTGATTATATACAGATCCCCTTTGAAGTTCAAATAAGTTTCCATTTATGGAATCATTCAATACAATTACTTCTGTTAATTGGAATTGAGTTTTATTTAAATCTACAATTTGAACCAAATATCTGTTATAACTTTCTGTAGGTGATATTGATATTATATTATTTTGATCAGAAACAGATAATCCGGAGTTAGAAAACCTAGAACTTATATCATCAATTCTTAAAGCTCTATTCGTAGAGCACTGTATATAACTAGTTAAATTTTTATTATTAAATTTTAAAAATGCTGATGAATTATTTGTATTGCTGTAATCAACAACAGTGTCAAAAATATTCAGGGTATCAACACGATTTTCATCAATAATATCATATAGTATTGTAGTAGTAGATATACCAGAAATAGTATTACTAGAATTTGATGTAATTCCAACATCTGCAAAATTCTTAGTACCTGTTGTATGAAGTAAATTATTTACAGGAGTAATTAAATCTTCAAATTGAATTGGACTCTTAACAGTATAAGCTAAATCTTGATAATAATCATTATCTGCGATTACTTGATTATCATAATTTAATTTACCAATATCATTAGACCATCCATGATCTTTTTTAGTGGAATAATCTACATTAAATTTACCATAATTTTTTTGAAGAGTGTCTACAGTTGCTATAGTTCCTGATGATTTTCCTTTTATAATATTGTCCACTTCCAAAGAATATGAACCGGAAACTTTTATTGACTTATTTCCATAATATGTTACCGTAATGTCTTCTTCAATAAAACTTCCATTTATATTTACTAATAATTTTTCTCCCACAATAAATGGCGAATCAATTTGATTTATAGTAAATTTTGGATAATTTTTATAGTTAACAGCAGAAGCAATTGATTCTTGAGCAGTTTTTGCAATTCCAGGATTTGTAGTTAAACCGGAAATATTATATTCTATTTGGAAAGGATTAGCAGTAATTGCAGATGCATTGGTAACAGTAAAGAACTGATAATTATAATCTGAAGAATTAAAACCAGATCCATCATTACTATATTTTTGAATTCCCTCTACAAAAATTTTATCACCAACATAAAATACTGCAGGAGAATATGTACTAAATCCAAGTATAGGAGTTGTTAATACGCAAGTAACAACGCCAGATGATGAACTATAAACTTTATCAATGGTTGATCCATTAGTATTATTAATGGCTATTATTTCATTTGAAGTTGCTAATCCCTTTGGTTCTGCTACAACAGCAACAGAACTTATACTATTTGAAGTTAAAGTTGCCTTTAAAATACCGTTATTAACTTCTTCACCAGTTAAAGAATCCACAACGATTAAATTTGGAGCATTTGTGTAATACTTACCACCATCAGTTACTTCTATATTTGAAATAGTATCTGAAGATTTTAAAGTTATTGCTGGTGAAATATATGCATTTGGTTTTAAAGTTTTGTCAGATGTATATTCAAAACCTTCATTTAAAATTGAAATATTTGTTATATTACCAATTGCGTTTGATTGTGGTACAATATATGCTCCACTACCAATTGAAGAAGCTACTCCTGTAAATAGAGGAAGTTTTTTGTAATTTAATCCTTTTGAAATTGTTCTAATTTTTGCAATTGGACCATATGCTGTTAGTGAGTTAGTAGAATAACTTAAATTGTCACATTGTGATTGAATATAAGATAAATTTTCTGGAATATTTGTGAGAGAAATATTAAATGATGTCGTACCTATTCCAGAAATAATATATTCTCCAGTATATGTACTTGAAGAAAATGCTATTTGAGAAGAATTTTCCACATCAGAATCTGAACTAATTGTAGATCCAGATTTTTCTAAGCTATAGTAAAGATAATTTGGAATGTCCGAATCATAAATCAAAGTTAACGATGCATTTGTTGAAACTCCGACTGTTCCAACTCCAGAAATATTAAATCCTGTAGTGGCTCCGGTTGAAACAAATTCATCATTAAAACTTTGATCATAGTATATTTTAAAATTATATCCAGCCAAAGATGAATCTGATAGATTAAATACCAAATTATTATTTCTAATTACATTTATTTGTGGATTGATTGCACTAATAGTTTGATATTTTCCTCCAGTTGAAGCTATAGAAACTACAGTTGGGAGATTTTGTTGAGAATCATAATAGGTTTGGCATAATTGTATACTGTCACTATCAACCTTATAGACAAAATATTGGCTAGTTGAAAGTCCAGAAGCTAATAGATCAGTTGCAGAATAAGTTACTTTACTACCAGTTACCAAATTATGTGAAGGAATTGTAATAGTATTATTAGATGTATTAATTCCAGTACTACTAAAACCTATAGGATTAATCAATAATTTTTTATTAGTAGAGTCATATTTTACATAAATTGAAGATGAGGTTCCAATTCCAACGGAAAGATTTGGATTAACTACCAAATCAACCACATCATCATTTGATAAATTGTGTGTTTTATTTGTGTATACAGTAGCTTGAATTTTTTTAGTTTTAGATATTACTTGATTGTAAATACTTTCTAACGAATAAAAATAACTATTTGAATTTACTCCAAACCCCGTAAAAAATACTTCGGAAGAATTTAATGTTGTCTTTATACCAATCGTATTTCTAGATTTATTTGTTACATATACTGTAGTGGAAATTCCAGATCCCGGCAAATTAAATGGAACAGATCCAAATGAAGTTGATATTTGAAGTGCATAGCCGGTTATACCTGGTAAAGATAAAACAACCTGTTGATTGTCTTTAAATGGATGATTTTCAATGTAAATTGATTGTGATGGTATTGATCTAGGATAAGATGTTATTCCAGCAAATGCAAATGTTGTCGAAGTAGATACTCCAGCACTTACTCCACAACCAACAGTTTCTAATGGATTAAAAAATACTTTGTCGTTTATTTTTGAATCAAAATAGTTTGATTTTTTTGAAATTGTAAATGTATCTGAAATAAATTGAACCAATGTTGAAGTAGTATAGCCAGTTCCAGATATTCCCCTATTTACCCTTAGAACATTTTGATCCTCAAAAATGTTGAGGATGGATAAAGTTTCATTTCCAATAACAACACTACTTCCAATAGAAATATTTTGTGGTATTTCTGAAACATAGATATCAGTTACTATTCCACTACTTGGATTAGATGGGATATATTTAGAAGTAACCGTATAATATGTTGTAACTCCTATACTATAAATTCCATTTAAATTAGTTGCACTTGTTGATAATCCAGAAATTATTATATTATCACCATTTAATAAATTATGATATGGAACGATCTTTCCGCTAATACTGTTTCCATCATTCCAAGTAAGAACTGTATTATTATAAGTTTGAATATTTGTTTGTATACTTGAAATTCCTACTCCATCTACACTATAAACTGCAGCAGCTATTCCTCCGCCATTTGTTCCTGTATTATCAAATTCAAGTTGATCTCCAACTTGATAATCAGTTCCAGCAGTTACAATACTAAAACTATCAATTGATCCTTTGCTTACAGATTCAACTATTGATTTTTGGGCAACACTATCAGTTGATTCAATTATAAAATCATTTGTTGCATACTTATCATTAAGTTTATATGGAAAAGTATTTCTGATTAAATCCGAATTATTAAAATCAAAAGATTGATCAAGTGATAAGTTATCAGTTATATAAGTTGATCTATAAGTATTGCCCACAAAATATGGAAAATTGCTTATAAGAGTTGAATTTGATGGGCTTGTAGTAACTCCTGCAAAATAAGCGTATACGCCATTTGGAAAATCTGGAGTTTTAGAAAATCTTCCATTATTTTGATCAAGATCTCCACCATTACTAAACGTATAATCCTCTACAAAAAATCCAGAACTAAACCCGGATGGTCTATTAATTATTAAATTGCTATTTAATTGATATCCAGAAGTTAAAATTTTAATTAATGATGAGGTATTTTGGGAATCTGAATATCCAAATGGTCCGTAGATTGGATTTCCATCGTATGCCCATCCAATTATTGGGGAATGTTTGGTTTGATCATTATCATTAAATTCTGTTCTAATACCTGCAGAATATCCAGAAACTGAATATTTTAAATCATATATGGAGGGCTTAATAATTTCATCTCCATATTTAAAATTATTATTAACTGTTAAAGATCTTACTGCACTATCAAATACGGCATTTGAACCAACTGAAGAAACAGTTACTGAAATATTACTAGAGGTATAACCTAACCCCGAATTAATTACATCAGCACTTGTTATAATACCATTATTAACAGTTGCTTGTATTACAGCTCCAGATCCGGTTCCATTTATGACTATATCTGGCGGAGAGTAGTAATTTGTTCCGCCATATAATACATTAACAGAACTAATATGCCCATCACTTACATTAGCAATTAATCTTGCCCCACTACCAATAGATGTTGTTATTTTTGGTTTTTTGTGAAAATTGAGAGTTGTTGATCCATAATCACTTCCTGGCTCATATAAGTAAGTGTCAATGATTTCACCTCTTACAATAGCTGTTGCTGTAACAATTCCAACAGTTTTAATTGCTGTTGATCCTACACCAACCGATGCAAAAGTCGCCACAATTGAAATTGGTGAATAGCTAAAATATTGATATCCAGATCCAGTTCCTGAAAATGTTACAGTATTTTTTCTTTGATAATTTGAACTATTTGTCCCGCCAATTCCAGCATCACATAATTTGAAATAATCATTATCAATTTTTGAAATATAATATTGATTTGTAGTATTTAATCCAGCTATTGGGGATGTCTGATAGTTATAAACAATTAAATCTCCTTCATTAAATCCATGATTTGTAAAATTGACGGTACTATTAATTGTTGATATTCCTGATGGTTTTGTAATTAATTTTCTATTTGTATACCCAACTCCACCATTTACAACTTTTATTTCAGTAAGAGTATTTTTAATATCGCCGCTATTGAATTTATGAGTGCCATTTGCATTGGCAGTTGTAAATCCTACAGTATTAATTCCAGTAAGAGAATCTGCTTTTGAATTATAGAGTTGAACTGTTTTACTATTAACTATAGAAACATAATAAATTCCATTATCTACCAAATATCTATTTTGATCTAAATTGGAACCACCAAAAGTACCTATGCCTAATGGGTTATTTCCATTTGAATTATAAATTAATGAATCTCCAGTATTTAAATTATGATTTGATAAGAAAGTAATAGTTTCATTGGAGGTATCAACTCCACCATAATTGCTATTAAGTATTCTTGCATCAAATGAAATTTCTCTTCTTCTTTTTTGAAGAATAGGATTTAATATGGCTCCAGATCCATTTCCACCTGTTATTGCAATGGAAACCACAACATTTAAATCAAAATCTTGAGGAGCTACAAAAACTTTCTTAATAGATCCTGATACTACTGGTTGAATAAGTGCAGTTGATCCCAATCCAACACTTGCAGTTATGACTGGAGGATTAATTACATCGTAATTACTACCACCATTCAATACACTAACCGAATCCAGAGGACCATAATAAATTTTATCATCAGATTTATAGTTTTCTATTTCAACTCCATTTATGAGCATTCCTATTGTTCCAGGAACTGTTTCTTGTTTCAATCCATCTTGAATATTTTGAATTAAAGTAAATTTCTTTAGTAATTTTTGATTAGAAATATAATTATTATCTTTACCATTTAAAATGAAATCATGAGATCCACTATTGGTTGGAACAGATGAAAAGCCAACATAATTGCTATTAGATCCTATAAAAGATCTTGAATTATATAATCTAATTTGATTTGTTGATGATAAAACTTCAACGTAATATATTTGTTCTGATAATCCAGGAATAGGTGTTGATTGTGGTTGATAGTAAACAGCATCTCCAGTATAAAATGGAACTGAATTTGCGAATAAAATTATAGAATATAAATTGGTATTGGAATTGTAGGATGATATTCCAGATAAAGTGGCTTTAATAACATCTGTGGTTATCGAAGTTGACAGTCCACTTGAAGCAACATAAGCATTATCATTACCATCCAAATATAAATTTTGAACGTTAGAGGTAATTTTATCATTTCCAACTCCAATTGGAACCAAACTACTATTTGTTTTTACTATTCTTCTTCTTATATCATAATTTAAATTTGGATTTGGAGTAAATACACCAATATTATTCAAGTTTACTTGATTATTTGTTATATCTACATTGCTAACATATGGTGGATTTGAATTTGAAGATACAATAGTTTGAGTTTCTCTCTCTAAAATATCAACACGATCTCCTACCTTTAAACTTGATTTATCAATTGGACTTGAAAGGGTATATGATGATCCACTAAAAACACCTACTTGATATCTTGAACTTGTATTATAGATCCAAGAATTTGCAAATATTTGCTTATATGTCTTATCTATACTTGGATTTTCAATAATTTCTCCTAGGTAATATGCAGAAATTTCATCACCTTCATTTACATTATAAGTTTTTGACGAGGCAATAAAATCTGACAGTACACCAGTAATTCTTAATGATACTAATTTGGTAATATCGCCATTTTCATACCCAAAAACAGTCTCATTAAATCGAATATTATCAGCTACATTGATAGTTGTAGTAATTCCTGAACAACCATAAAATTGATTAACACTCTTATCAGAATAATTAATAATATTATTACCAGATATAATAATTCCTGATTGTGGAAATCCAATTGTAGAGTCTACAGTAATAATTGAATCGCCAGGAGATACTTGTTCTATAACTTTAGATTTTCCTGGAATATCAAAAGTTCCTACAATAGCTGAACTATCATTATACCCAACAAAAAGAGAAAGTTTATAATAAATTTTTCCATTTATAGTCAATATCTCTGCCTGAGATACTGATGCATAAGTATTTGGATCTGTAGACTTTGTAATTGTCTGCCCTACTAATTTACTTGGATCTCCAGAAATTGGCTCAACTACTATTTGCTCTCTTCTTAAATACTCTGCTGATGAAGGTCTAATCAAATATTCTGATAGATTAACTACTGTTGGAGTTACTCCATATAAAACATTGAATAAAATTCTAAAAGATTCTTCAGTTCCCTTAGATTGGTAAAATGATTTTGCACTTTTAATAAAGTTTCCAATATTTAAATCTGATGCAAAATCATTATTTTCTAAACCTGGTGTAAATGTAGATTTAAATTTCTTATAAAATTCCTTTAAAAATAAAGAACTTAAATTATATACTGCTCTAGCAGAATCATGTGATGCTTGATTAGAAGAAGAAAATACTAATTCTTCAGGATCTGATGAGCTATGATAACTTGTAATTCCACTAAATCCTCTTATACATCCAGTGAATGTATTTGTAGTTACTCCAGTATATGTAATAATTTCATCATCAATTTTCAATAATCCATATGTTTGTGGATATCCTTTAGTACTATTGACTACAATAGTTGATGCTGTAGATGTAATACCGGCAGAGAGATAAGTATTATCTACAATAACTTCTGGGGTTAAATTATCTAATTTTAAATATTGATCTAAATTCTCTGCAATATCTACCGGACCGCCTTGATATTCTTGAGAAATATAATATTGCTTTAAAAAATCTGATGTTAAGGGACTTTCTTGTAATATAAATCCTGGAAGTTGACTTTCAATTACGTCTTGAATCTTAACTCGTGTTTCAAAGCCAGTTTGTATCATACTACTCTACCTTGTTAATTGATTATATTCTGAATCGGAATAACTTGAAATACTGGTAAATTGATTTCCAGAAATATTCTGTCCAGATGAAATAACATCCTTAACCATATTTATTGAGCTTTTTGCAAGATCAAAATAAATGTAGAGGTTATTTAATCCTACAACATCATTCGATTCTGGATAAGCCTGAATTTCAATTACATTATTTTCAACAACAGTAGATGATATGATAATTGGATTGATTAATATTTCACCTGTTGAATAATTAATAGTTCCTGCAGATTGAACAACTACAGTATATGGAAGTGTGGTTGAAGAAATGCCTGCATTTGGATTTAATTTAATAATAGCCAAAGTACCCTTTCCGCTACCATCAAGATTTCCTAAAGCATTTTTATTTGGAAAATCTGTAAAATAAACTAAATCATCAGATGAGGATAACTTAAACCCTGTAGATTTTATATTACGTCCTTCTGGATCTACATGGAAAGTATTTCCAAAACATACATCATATTGTGCTTTTTGATTTACTAATGCTACCAAATCTCTTCTAATTTTAACTCTTGTGATATTTGATGTAATAGAAGTGTCTGTATTATCAATAATTTGGAGAACTTTACTATATTTAAATCTCCCCCCAAATTGATTTAAATCAATTGAATTTCCATATGTTGTCAATGATGTAACTATACTATCATGCAGGGAATTGACTGAAGATACTTGAGAATTTGTATAATAAACATAAGATTCAATTTCAATATTTAAAAGAACTAAATCTACAATTTCTTGTCTAATTCCCGATAAACTATAATCTTTCAATTTAGTAAGAATTAAACTTTTATCAAAGTCCGATACATAAATTCCATTTTTTGGTTTGATGCTAATTTGAACAACTCCATATTTTGGAGTGCTTAATTCTTCTCCACCTACAATTGAAACAGATTCTGTATTTGTATAAATTTGAGGAATAATTGCTTCGTAATCACGGGCAGTTACTGCCCTATATTGGGAAGAATAAACTCTTGGGGAAAAGTATTTAATTGAATCTATAGACTCAATATCGGCACCATTAGATGCTGAAGCACTTGTGGTAATAGTAACAGCCCCTAATGGTATAACTGGATTGCTTAAGGAATCAGTTAAACTACCAGCATATGAAAAATTATTGGCACCATTACCACTTATACCATTACTGATAATGTATCCAGTAGTAATTACCGCACCGTTATCAAGCTTTTTGCCAAAAATACCATCACCAAAAAATATTTGATATTCTTCATCTTGAACTTCCTGAATCAAATAAATTTCTGATTCGGAATTAACATTGATAATATTATCTACTAAAGAATACTGAACACCGAGTCCAGTATCAGCAAGTCCTTTTACATAAACAACAAGTGTTGCCGTGTCAATATTTTGATTTGATAAAACAAATCTTTGATCAAGTGATCCATTATATGTAAACCTTTGAGATAGATATGTCCCTTCGTATACTGTAATGTCATTAAAGTTTGCAGTACCAGATACGATTGGAACAGTAATACTCTCAGTAATTGAAAATACATAGGAGCCACCAGTAGCAGTTCCAACACAAACCAATCCAGGATTTAATGTTAATGTTGGACTTGTACTATCAGTGGATACTGAGAACGATATAACTGCCTGTGCTGATCTTGTTGAACGAGGAACATACCCAATATTCCTTGCCAGAGAAATAACATTTTCTCTAAGAGTTGCAGAATCCAAAAAGGATTCATTCACAACCATATTAGAGTTGAATGCTGTAATGTAAGTATTATATGCTAACGTATCAATTAAAATGGAAAAATTTGATCCTTCAAAATCAAAGTCCGTGAATGTGGAGTTAGCACGGAGATAATCTTTGATAGAAGTTTTGATCTGATCAAAATCTAAATTTGTAAATTTTGTAAAAGGCATTTTACCTGGTTGCCTCTAGTAAGAATGTAAATTGTTGAGCTGGAACTTGTTGACCGATAATTTCAAAAGAAATAATAATTTCAAAATTGTTTTGATCTGGTTGAGGATTTACTACAATCTGTACATTATTTACTCTTTGCTCATAATTTTTAATAGTGTTTTCAATTTCAGTTTTAATAACAGATGCAGTACCATAATCAACAAAATCAAAAAGAATGGATCTTACATTAGATCCAAGAGTAGAATTAAAAAATCTTTCAGTTGGAATTGTCTCTACAAGATTTCTAACAGATCTTATGATTGCATTTTCATTTGACAATATAGCCAGATCCTTTGTAACTGGATGAGGTACAAAGGATAAGCTAATATCTTTAAATGATCTAGATATCCTTTGTACCGCCATTCTGAAACAAATTTCTTCAGTTATTTATGTTTATTTCCATGAAGAACCATAAGTTGGTTCTGTTCCATATTCCCAATCATCATAATCTTCATCATTACGAATTTTTTCATGAAGATCAGTTTGTTTTTTTAAATCATGCTTTGGTGCATCATCGTGCATAATTTCTTGCAAAACCTTTTGTTCTGGGACATAATCTGTGGTTAATCTTGTGGTTCCCCACATATTTCTCATGTATTCACGATCTCTATCAACTTTTAGATTGGACATTTTTAGCTCCTGTTTTTATAGAAAAACAGAACTTTTATAAAGGAGGTTGCTATCTCCTTGTAATTATTTAACGATCTAATTGTCTAAGATTATAATTGTCAGAATTTAAATATTTAAGTAATTCAAGAGCAACTAATTTAGGTTTTCCTCCACCGCAAGTATAAACATCTATAGCAATACAACCTTCTTCAGGCCAAGTGTGGCATGAAACGTGACTTTCTGAAAGTGCAATTACAATCGTAACTCCTTGAGGAGTGAATTGGTGAGTAAACACATTTAAAATTGTCATTTCGGCACGTTCAATTCCCCTCTTCATTACTTCCACTAGGGAGTGAACGTCATTTAACATGTCGTGGTTGACATTATACACCTCTAATAAAAGGTGATTCCCCATAGAAAACTTTTCCAATTCACACTATACCTTCAAATTAACTCTGAAAGATTATTTATTTTTAAAATTTTATTGGTTTTTGGCTTTCGGTTTTCTTCAAGACGAGAGTGACGCTACTCTTTTACGAGAAGAAACGGTATAAGAACTCATAAAGGCTTATAAGGCACTTAGTGAATCAAAAATGAATAAGTTACTCTATAGGATTTTATGTTCTTGCGTGTAGGAGTTAGACTCTTCTATACTCTGATAACAGTGTTCTGAAAGATATAACAGTATTCGCTTGATCATTAGGTAAAAAAATATCTGTCCCCACTCCATAAGGATGAGAACAGACATGTAATTTAGTGATAGAGAATTATCTTCCTTGTCCTCTATACTTTTTACGAGCCGCATTGCGTGATGTGGCAGAATACTTAGTATTTGCCCCAGCACCCTGACGAGTGCTCTTAGGTTTTGATTCAATAACAACTTTACTAGTCAATGAGGGGCGTTTTGCCATAATTAATCTCCAATAATTTCAGTATCAATGTCAGTAGGATTTGGAGAACCTGTCTCATAAAACTGTAGGGACAGATCCTCCATAATATCAAAATATTCTTCTTCTGAAAGATTTGAATATATCTTTCTTCCGTTTACAAGAATATTGTAGTGCGCCATCAGATCACACGAGTTTTTTCATGTCCAACACGAACACGAGGATCGCACCAGATCTCAAAGCCCGCCTCTTTTGCATCCAGGCAGAATGATACGTCTTCACCGCACATGTCCTGAACTTCTCCCGATTCAAAGACTTGCATCTTTGGTGCGAACCAAGGATACTTCATCTCAGAATGCTCAAAGACTCCTTTCTTAATGAGAAGCCATCCAAAGCCGGTATAATCCACAGTGAAGGGCTTACGGCGCTTGGAGATGCTTTCCAGAGTCTCATGATTCATCACGCCACCATTATTACGGAAGTCATCCTCCTCCAGCCAATGAGCGACTGATGTAGTATGTCCGTCTTCGGTACAATACCAACCTGCAGAAATATCTTTATCCATTAATACGAGTTGCCAAAACTTCTCACTATTAAATACGATATCGCTATCAATCCACAGTTGATAATCATAATTTAACTTTCCTTGCCAGGGCACCTGATCTGGACCCGCCAATACGTTTGCTCCGAGGCACTTGCAGCGGGCAAAATTAACCATTGATGAATAGTCTTGCGAAATCTGAATGCTTGCTCCTGACTGGACAAGATCAAAACAGAGTTGTACAAAACTCTTCAAGTAGGCATATGAAACTCCACGACCTGGAAGACAAAAGACAATCGACTTGCCTTTTACCATTTCTCTTGCTAAATCATAATCCCATTCATCTTTCTGTTCGGCAACTGGTGCCTTTGCTTTAACGGTAAATCCTTTAGCCATAATTGTAGTTGGTTTACTTCAGTATCATAACGCATTATATATCACTTGTCAATCACTTACTTGTTTTCGGTAAGTACAACCTCATCCCCGTCCAGGGTAAAAGAAACTTCGGTATCTTCATACCATGAAAGCTCGTTCGCCAGCCATTCTGGAATCACGATATAATATTCACCCGTAATTGGATCGACTTGTACGAGCTGAAAATTTTCCTCGGAATTTTTCTTCATGTTTCTGTATATAACTTTACAAATTCACAGGTATATAGTATTTTCAATTTTTCATTTTACAATGAGAAATATTATGACTACGAGTACAAATAGAATCACTAAGAATTCCGTGAATATCCACTTCGGTATTCTTAGATCATTAATTAGGGCACTTTATTGAAAAATTCTTTTATAAGGCATTTTTTTCTGGGAGAATTTTTTTGATTCGTCCCTGTGAGCACTCGGCGTACCTGGGAAATTTTTTTAGAGTGCCTTATAAACAAGTTAGGCTTGGGTAACACTTTATAGCTTGGGGGTACCTTGGGTTTTTATAAACGACGCCCCCCAATCACGGACACTGCCAATAACGAACGCACAAGGCTAAGTATACACAACTGTCCCACACGAACGCATAAAAAAGGGAGGCATCTCTGCCTCCCTCAGTGATACCCTCAAACGGGGGTGTTGATGTTCTGAGCCCAGTTCCTCAGGCGAGCATTGCTTGCCTTGCTGAACACCCGATCACTGAAGACACCGTAGACTAAGACGTGGCGTCCGCCTGCCTTGGCGGCAGCTTGAAGAGCACGGCGTCCAAGGGCACGGCGGGTAGGGGTGGCACCCGTGGTAGCCAGGTTGAACAGAGCAGTGGCACGGTTCGGACCGATCACGGTGGGGTTGCCGATCACACGCTCTGCGAGCATGGCGGGGGAGATGAAGCGGATGGCGGTGGACTTCATGAAGTTGAGCATGGTGTTGAATGCGGTGCGGGGCTGTCCCGCTTGAATGAATTATAGACGGTGGGGGGCTGGTTGGCAACCCCCCGGTGAGATCAGTTTTCAGTGTACCCGTCGAACCACTCCCCAGCCTTGCGGGTTTTGGGGTTGCGGCAGTGTGCCTGAGCTTCCTCCAGAGTCCGGACAGTTTTGATGATCTTGTCTGCCTTGTCCAGGTGGGGAGCGTAGGAGCGGATGATGGTGTAGGACATCGGATCGGTTGCTTGGTTGCTTGTGAATTGTAGCACGGAATGGGGGGCGGTGATGCCCCCCGGTGGAATCACCAGATCAGCGGGGTGCCGTCGGTGTCGTAGATCTCAGCTGGCAGATCCTCCCAGAGGTCGGATTCCATGGAGGACCAGATCTCCTCTGTGAGATCCATCATGCTGAACTCCTCCAGTTCTTCAATCTGGGGGCAGTCGGTGAAGGCGTAGGACATGATCGGTTGGTTGGTGATGGGGGGATCTCCTCCCCCCGTGATCGTATTGTAGCAGATCGGTGGGAGGCGTCAACCCCACTGATTGGATCGCCACCCGGAGATGGGGCATCGGGCGGATCCATCGGAGTGCAGATCAGCCAGCTCTACGGCTGAGAGTCCATCCACCCCAGAACGGCGGAGCGATTCGCCCACGTTGTCGCCACGGTGGGAGTTGAGCTGGGGGCGATCCTTCACCACGTTGGTGGAGATCCACACGGTTTGGCGTGTGGTGAGATCGGTTGCTTGGCTGTAGAGTGCCATGATGCTTGGTTGGTTACTGGTGAATTGTAGCACGAAAAAGGGGGGCGATGGTGCCCCCCGGTGAGATCATCGCTTGGCTTTGATCTGAAGCTGGATCTCCCGGAGATCTTCGATCATCAGGCGGGCACCTTCAACGCTCATGGCTGGACGCTTGCCTGCCAGTGCCTCCTCAATGCGATCATCCCAGAGCATCAGGGAATCCATGATCGCCTGTTGGAGGGCGGTCTCTTGGTAGCCAGTGAGGGTGATGTTCATCGGTTCCGGTGTGGTTGACTTGTGAATTGTAGCACGGATGGGGGCTCAGTGCCCGTTGGTGTATTCTCCGATGATCATCCCATTCTGGCGGACTTGAGCGTAGCCAAACTCCTCTGAGAGATCCAGGCACAGATGCCAGGCACGATCCTCATCGGTTGTGGTGTTCTCCCAGGGAGCAGCGGGGCAGATCACGTCGTAGCGTTGCATGGTGCGGTTGCTTGGTTGCTTGGATACTGTAGCACAAAAAAGGGGGGCTGTGGTGCCCCCCCCGTTAAGTTTAAGCTAACCGCATCCCAGAGAAGAATGGGATTGTGGAGAATTCTTCGCCCCACTTAGAACGAAGGAACCACTGATAGGACTTCTGGAATATACCTTCACCAGGGATTCCATGAACCTGAAGAATAGCGTTGAGGCGGGATTTGGTGGTAACAGTTTGCCATCCCCCATCATAGAGGCGGACAAAACCTTCACCAACCTCAGCAATCTTGTTACCGTGGAGGTATACAAAACTCACACCATTGGAGAAGTTAACTTCGGTGTTGTCTTGCTTCCAGTCACGCTTGGCGATGATGGCAGCGTTCATCCGTTGTTCGATCTTACGCATGGTCGGGTGTCGTGTGGTTGACTTGTTCAGTGTAAGGGGTGAAAGGGGGGCTGTGTGCCCCCCGTGTGCCACCTAGGCGACTGGCACAAGCTCAACGCTGGTGCTGGTGTCGATGGCGAGCAGAGCAGAATCCAGGACATCCAGGCGATCCCAGATGTCAGGGTAGAGTTCGGGATACTTGGTGCTCAGTTGCAGGATCTCACCCCTCCAACTTACCAGAGCCAGGCGAAGCGTTGGGGTGGGGATTGTGGCAGGCATCGGATCGGTGCGGTTGACTTGTGAATTGTAGCAGCTCAACGGGGCATCTGGCAAGCAGCAGGAGCAACCCGGTTGAGAGCGTTACAGTCTGAAATGTTTTGATTGTGGGCGGCATCAGCAAGGCGGATCGCCCCCCAGCCCAGCAGCAGAATCAGGAGAAAGCGTTTCATGGTAAAAAGAAAGGGGAGCCGAAGCTCCCCCATCCTATCAGGCGGCGACGTTCAGAAGCTGATCGTTGCGGATGGCTTTGTTGATAAAGCCGCCCACCGACTGCTGAGTTGCAATCACTTCGTTAAGTTGGCTAACGAAAGTTTCAGGAGCAGCAGCCCGGTAGGTATAGTCACGTCCACCGTTGAAGGTAACAGTGACTTGATCGCCGTTCATATCAGAGATAGATTCAACAGCGGAAGAGGTGAATTTGAACATGATGTAGTTTAAGGGATAGTGGGTTAGTGAAGTTTTTTGAGCGGGATGCTTCACCCCCGCTTGATGTAATCAATATAGCCCGGATTGGGCGGGTTGTCTATCAGGCTTGTGCCAGTTCTTCAACTGGTTGGAGATCTTGGATGATGCTATCCAGGATGGCAAGGATCTCATCACCCGTGCTGGCTTTGTTGAGCAGGGCGGTAGCAAGTTCAAGTGTCATGGTGTTTGTTTGGTTGACTTGGGTAGTTTGAATGAAGCGGGGAGAATTGTCTAGGGAGTGTGTGCCACTTCCCCAGCTGTCACACGTCCAGGCAGTGCCGATAGGTTTGTTGTAACCTGATCAGCACATCATCCCAGAACTCTTTATCATCATCGTCGTTGTATTGGTTGTTA